TCATCCTGCCCTCCTCTTCAAAATCGTCAGTACAGGCCCGCGTGAGTCCGTGGCTGATACCCTATTTGCAGCGTCAATCAGCTTCTCAAGCTCCGCGCCGGAGTAGTGGCTGGTGATGCTGCCGTTCTTATGACCGAGCAAGGCCTTCCGGTCTTCCTCTGTCACGCCTGCTGCGCGAAGCCGGCGACCAAACGTATGCTTGAGGTCGTGGATCCTTATGGATGCATAACCTGGGTGAGCGGGGCGAAGGTTTTCCTCCTGCCAGAGTTTCGCCGCTCTCACCCGTGCTTTTTTCCATGCAGAGTCATTCATCCTGTGCATGGCTGTGCCGTTGTACGGAAACACCCACTCTTTACTCAGTCCGCGCTGCTTGTCGATAACCGACTTGGCCACGGCATTGAGCACCACCAGGCGCTCGTCGCCATTCTTCACGCCGGATCGCTCGTTACGGCCGCCGAAGTCGGAAGGGATCAGAAAAACACTGGTCCCCAGTTCCGGCACCTGGATTTCCCAATCCCATCTCAACTTGCAGACCTCCTGCTCCCGGCAACCCGTGTTCACCTTGAACAGGGCCATCTTCTGCAGGTGCGTCGGCAGCTCTCCAAAGAGGATCGACTGCTCGTCCCAAGTCATCGGGTAGGGCAGCCGCACCTTCTTCTTCAAATCGAGCTTTGTCAGCATCGGCACCGAGTCGAGCCAGGGCCTACGCTCTTCATCCCGCCACTTTCTTGCGCAGAGCGACAGAATCCGGATCACCCGCTCAATGGAAATGTTCACTGTGCGAGGTGCAACTGGCTTCAGCTGCTTGCCGCACGGTAGAACCATTCCGTTCAATCGATCAGCCACAAACTCCTCAAGTGCCTGGTCGTCGATGTGAGTCAACGGCAGATCCTTCAAATAGGGATGAAGGTGAGTGAGGTGGTGTGCCGAAAGCTTGATTGAGGGTTGGTCCTTGTACTCAAGCAGGAATCGCGTCGCTGCTGCCTCCCAGGTGCGTGTACGGCGAACACCGTAAACGCGCTCCTGGCGTAACTTTTCAAGCCTGTGAATCAGATACTGCTCTGCTTCTTGCCGGTCACCAGTTCCAGTGCTTTCTCGAAGTCGCTCGCCCCGGAAGACCTTGTCGATTTGCCAGATGCCACCTTTCTGGTAGAGACCGGAGATCGTTTTTCGCGCCATTGTGTTGCTCCTTGGCGCTCGCTGCGAGGCCGATTGTTGTCCTGAATGGTGGCTTTTTCAATCGCCCTGGTCGTGATGTAGGTGTCAGCCCACTCGTCCAGTTCATGACGATCGAAGGCGACCCCTTGTTTCCCTATCGGGAATTCCCGGACGTTTGGTCTGACGGTTTTGTTGAATTCGTCCTTGCACATGCCGAGATAGCCAGGCGCATCACCGAAGCGGATGAAGCGCGGCTGAATACTTGTGGCCTTGGCTGCTGTGGCATTTGCCATGGGGATTCCTCGCCCGCGTGTGGCGGGCCTTCAGGTTTATTCAGAATTGTGTGCGGGACAGTTGCTGCAACAGTTTGTAAAGTTGCGCCGCTCGACCGGCCCAGCGCGTTCGTAAAGGGGCGAATGTGCTGGCCGGGACGGGCGCCAGTTCAGATTTCGGGGGTGGGCATTTTGGAAGGCTCTGATGGTTACCGGCGTTGCGCGCGGCTATCGTTGAGTTGTTCGCCCAGTCCGTTGTCCTGACTATCCGTCGACTTTCCGGTGGGCTGCGGCGGACTCCTCCTGAGCTGCTGATGGGCATGTCCATTCGATAAGGGAATGCCTCTCCCTCCCACTTGCCCGGCTTGCCACGTATCGCACCATGGTGGTCATAGCGGTGAGGTTTCTTGCTGCTGAATAGCGCCTCACAAGCTTCTAGCAAGGCTATCTCTCCCTGAATCGCCATCAACTCCCTACCAGCAATCGAACCCACTTGAATCCAGCCCGACTTTTCGCGGCCGTAGTTCTTCGTCTTGAACAGGCGGTAGCGATTCCGGTGCCCGGTATTGGGGGATGAGGTTTCAGAGTTCAGGTAGAAGGCCACACCCTTACTTCGGACCCGAAGGAGTGTTCTAGCCATTCTGGGGCTCTCCCTGCTCCGCAGTAGCTTTCAGCTTGAAGCTGATACCGCATGCTGCTGCCAGGGAGGTGAGTTCACCGACGGTTGTCGAGCCTTCCTGCAGCGCCTGGCCGAAGCGAATCAGGCGAGCGCCAAGGTTGGCGAACTCATTCCCTTGAGAAGAGGTCGTGGATGTAGGCATGCTTTTCTCCAGGCAAGCCGAGGGCCTGCCGCGTTGTTGGCTTTCGCAAAAATGGATGGGGTGGTTCAACGCCTTGGTTGGCGTTTAGCTAAATTAGCATAATGTAATTTTTATGCAATGCATTTTGCTAAATTTCAGTTTGCTAATTTTTGATCGCGGCAGGGCGGGGACGTTGCTAATCGTAGTGGCGAAGTAATGGTGCTAAATTTCGCATCGAAGAATTCGTGTTGGGGCCTGCTTCAAGGCTGTCAGGTTTGATGGCGACCTGTGTTCTGAATGCGTTGTTCGCGCTGATCATCCAGCGCCGTGGAAGTGTTATTGAATGGCAAAGAAACAGCCGGAGGATACCAAGGCAGTGACTGCTGCTGATATCGAGCGATCCATCCAGGCTCTCAACAAAATGGCTGAGCGGCTTTGGGGGGATGGACGAGAGGCTGAGGCCAAAGCCCTCCTCGACGCCCTGGACGCGCTAAATCGGGCGCTCGATCGGATCAGGATTGGCGAAAGCCGCAGGATTGTGACCCTCCATTAAGGTGGGGCTGGCATAGCGGGAATCTTGGGAGTGGACATGGAAGCCTTTGCAAATACTGCAACTAAGCGTACCGGCATAGTTTTGCTTGCGGTTGGTGGCCTGATACTTCTGATAGGCCTATACAAAATGCACTGGTCGCATATGGGTGCATCCAGATTCTTCGATGAGTGGCTCGATACCGTTCTTTTAGACAGGGACAGCGCTCGGCAGCACCCCGCCGTTCTTTATGGTAGTTATTTGGTCGTCGCAGGGTCTCTGCTTTCGTTCCTTTATGACAGCGTTACAGGTCGTCTAATCCAATGGGTTAAAAATGGCTCCTCTACGGTTGAGGTGGAAAAGGCACTTCCTGAGCTTCATTTCAAAGACGGCAAAAGCGCTCTTGAGTACGCATGCAAGTACATGGACACCTCTCTCATCGAGAACGAGTTGACCCCTTGCCTGGTAATTGCCACCAGCCAGTCAAAGGAGTCCGGTGCGTTCGCGGTAATTCACGTACCGACAGACGAAGGCCTAAATAAATCCGTTGCAGGGTTCTTAGGTGAAAATGTCCCAACCGATATTGCTGGGCGCCTCTGCGCAGCACTCGTTGGTCCAATAAATGAAAAAACCGGTGCCCCTCACCTTTTGCTGTGCGCAGAACTTGAACCCACGTGGTGCAATGGAGCATGGAAGGTAAAGCGGCGCTTTTAGTTGATCGGTGCTGCAGACGAAGAGACTCGAGCTCTTACTCCTTGCGGCGCTGGAACCTAAATCCAGTGTGTGAATCGCCCTGGACTTTCTAGACACCCTGAAAGCTCATCGCATGTCACTTTTCAAACTCCATCCATGATTCAGCGAGTGATGCTGGGCATCCTGCCATAGCGCGGCCGGTTCTGTGATAGTCCGCACAAGTGCTAAACGCCTCGAGCTCCATGTCTTATCGCCTTCTCAGATACTCAAGGGAGTGCCGTTCGCGCTGGGGTCTTGATATGGCCCGGTTGAGTAGTACTCCCGGAGCTGTGCCTCAAGACTGCGAAGGATCTCCATATCAATCCGAAGGCTGGCCTCACCCGGTCGATTTTGAGTTAGACCCTGAACATAGCCACCGGCTATTAGCGAGTTGAGTGTGTTTCGAGCGTACTCGGCAGATTTGTCAGCCATGTTTGGACTCCAGAAATCCATGAGGGGGAAGCCCACTACTCGCGTGGAGGCGGGAGCTCTCATGACAGCTTAGCTTTTCACAAGTCACCGCCAGGTTGTGTTCCTGGGTTGTGCAGCGCTGGCTATTACATTTTGCTAACTGGCGATAGACTTAGTGCCATTGCTGGTTGGATAGCCAGTGGTAGGTATTGGGCTCAGTTTTGGAAGGAGGGCAGGAATTGGTGCGAGAGTACGTATCGTTGGACGTATCCTGCTCGGAGGTCAAGGGTAAGAGCTTGGCGGTGCTTGCATCCATTGCTGATCAGCTATCTTCAATTGTCCAGCCAGATGCTGAGTTCAATCCCGAAACTATCTATATCAAGGGAGAGAAAAACACCCTTCTGGGTATAGCGATTACTTACTCCGAGCTTTCTGAGTATTTTAGAAGAGCAACAGGTAGGCATGTGCCGGCATTATTTGAAACGCGGCAGAGTGCGGTTGATTCAAATAAGGTCATGGTCAATAGGGAGTGGCTTGAGCGGCAGGTGAGCGCCGCCGAGAAGAGGGTTGGTCCACAGGTCGGGGAGGTAACTCAAACTTTTATTGATGAATCGAGCGGGGAGAGGTTTCAGGGGTTCAATCGTCTCGCCAGCGACCGCCCATCTGAGGTTAATAACAGTAAGGAGGTTGCGCGCTCTGCAGGGAATCGACTCGCCCTACAAGATATTCAGGTTCGTCTAGCTGAGGCAGAGTCATTAATTGTCGAGCTGAAAGCCAAAGAAAAAGCTTCAGTCGACGATAGTCGAAGTCTTTATAACGAGCTCCGAGCCAAGGATAAAAAGATCCAGGAAAGGGATGAGCAAATCGAATTGTTGAAGGCTGAGCTTGATAAGTTTACGAACTGCTTCAACCCAGAAAGCCCGGTTCATCCCAAGGGGCTTTACGAGGCTTTCCAGTGCTGGCAAGCGGTTACTGAAAACGGAACACGCGACCCTTCAGGTCCGGGAGGGCGAGGGGCTCAGAGCCTAGTTCTCGATTGGCTTAGATCCCGCGGAGAGCCTGACGTTGGTTCTATGAAGAAGCCTGGCTTGCGTGTAAAGCGGCTTGCGGCAGTGATTGGATGGCGCGGGAAGGGAAGCGGCGCTATTAGGTCAAAATAATAGGTAACCTATTATTTAGGCTTTGATTCTGGGGGCTTTGCATGGTCAGCCCCCGTGGGCTCAAAGGAATAGGTTACCTATTACTGTGAGTTTGACTCTGGCCTGTGAATAACTTTGCATTCAATCTATGTCTTGCCGTAGTGATCAGGGGCAAAGAGTTGCTGGGCTGGAGGGGGGGGTGCTGCGAGAGCGTCCCTGTCATGAATTTTGCGGTTTTCTCGTTCTTGGAATTCGCTTTGTCACTGGTGGTTCTGCGTCGGGGTCGGGCAGGTCAGATATTTTTGTGTCTGGATGATTTGGCTTGTTAGTTAAGCCTGAAAGATCGTGATTTATTTCCGCCTGATTCAACTGTTTGGCAATCTCATAGACAGTGGTTGCTAAGTGATTGAATCCCCTGTTCAGGCTGCCTTCAAAGTGTCGAATCACATATGTGAGCTCATCGAATCGCTCTCGTGTTTCTTCGGCAGGTAGGCCGGCATCTGTGAAGGAAGCCTCAAGGCGCGCCAGTATTTCCGAGTTTAGAGATCGCCCTTTGGATTTGGCTGCATCTTCGACTTGAGCGCGTAGCTCGGGGGGCATGCGCAATGCAAAAGGAGTGATGTCTCTACTCATGATCGTCTCCGGGCTGGGTGTGAGTCACCATAGCATCACGATGACTTGACGGAAATGAGTCACCGTGACTATAGTTTCACCGTGACTCACAAAAAAGGAGTCAATGAGGAGGAAATTTATGAACAGTAAACCGAAGGAAGCACCGTTTTCATTAAGGCTGCCTGTAGGCGTTCGTCACTGTGTGGAGGAGATAGCAAAGGAAAATCGGCGGAGTATCAATGCAGAACTTGGGCTTTTGATCGAAGAGGCTTTGTTCTTGAGAGCAGCGGGGCGCGAGAAGGGGAAGGCGATTGCGTCTTGAAGAAAAGCCCCGGCGTGTACGAGACGCCAGGGCTTTGGGTGCGAATACTTTGAAGGACATTCACATGAATAAGCATACCGAAGTAACCGAAAAACTCAATGCTGGCGCTAGCAAGGTGCCGGTCACCGTTGAGAGTTCATTCACCCGTTGCAATAGCGAGCGTCAGGAACTGTTCGCTGTTTGCTCAGGCATTTCTGTAATAGATGCGCTTGGTGAGGCGTCTTGCATCCTCAGCGAGCTCAAAGGGCAGCTCGAGTTCATGGCAATGGGGAGAGACTCCATACCGCCAATCAACGCTTGGTCGTTTTACCGAGCAGTAGATTCGGCGAAGGCTGTGATCGACTCAGTCCAAGCTGGCCTGGAGGAAGCGTAATGAATATTTCCTCTAGCCAGCATGGTCAGCCTGTCGCCGCACCGCATTTTCAGATTCAACAAGGTGTGTCGCATCCCTCCATGTCCTCTCGTGAGATCGCGGACCTGGTGGGCTCTCGACATGATGATGTAAAACGCTCCATTGATCGCCTTGTTTCTCGAGGGGTGATTGTCCAACCGCCAATGGCGGATGAACAGGCACCAGACTCTATTGGGCGGCTACGTGCTACTCAGGTCTATCAAATCTGCAAGCGTGACACCTATATCATCGTCGCCCAGCTCTGCCCTGAGTTCACAGCCCGCCTGGTCGATCGCTGGCAAGAGTTGGAAGAGCAGGTAGCCAAGCCAGCCTTCGACTACATGGCGGCTCTACGCGATCCTCGAACCCTGTTGGCGTTGCTTAATGAAAACGTGACAAAGGTTGTCGCATTGGAGGCTGACAACAACGAGCTGACTAAAGAGAACCATCTGCTGGAAGTGAAGGTCGAGCAGGACGCGCCGAAGGTGGCTTTCCACGACATGGTTGTGGTGTCGCACAAGACGTACAACGCTGCCCAGGCTGCGAAGATCATTGGCACTGGCCGTACCAGGTTGTTGCAGTTCATGCGGCAGAAGGGCTGGGTGACCAGGACTAATGAGCCGTACCAGGCGAAGATCGAGGCCGGGTTGCTCGATGTGAAGCTGGGGACCTTCGATCATCCGACCCAGGGCACGATCCCAACGTGCTCGACGCTGATCACCGGCAAGGGGCTGACCAAGCTGCAGGCCATGTGGCAGAGCAGGGAAACGGACTTGCTGGAGTAGGAGACAGAGCCCGGTCGAGCGCCGGGCTTTTGTTTGGAGTGTTGATTAATCTCGATGGCGTATCAGCGGACCAGGAAAAGGGGTGTGCTGCCGCGCTGTTTAAATGTAGGCAATTTGCGTATACTTATCCCCAATGAAAACAGTCTTCTTTGAAACTACAAGCTTTACCGCCACGGTAGGCGACTATCTGACTGACGATGAATATCGGCAGCTTCAAGCGGAGATGCAGGCGAACCCTACGGCTGGCGATGTGATGCCGCGTACGGGGGGATTCAGAAAGCTTCGTTGGCATGACTCCCGTAGAGGAAAGGGGAAGCGTGGCGGGCTTCGTGTCATCTACTACTGGCTGCTTGATAACGATCAGTTTTGGATGTTTTCGATCTACGACAAGGACGAGGTTACAAAGCTGACTTCCGACCAGGAGAAGGCACTGAAAGCTGCGATTGATGCAGAGCTGAAAAAGCGAGGTGGGAAATGAAAAAGCGCGATCTATTTGCTGAGTTGATGCAAGGTGTGGAAGAGATGGGCGAGCATCGGAAGGGGAAGATCACTCTTCGTCAGTACGAGATGGAAGCTCTCCCTGCACCAGAGGTGACTGCCGCTGAGATCATTTCTATCCGTGAAAAGCTTCATATGTCGCAGCCAGTGTTCGCCAGACAAATTCGCACCAGTCCGGACACGCTGAAAAATTGGGAGCAGTCGAAGTCAAAGCCGAATGCCCAGGCAGCATTGCTGATTAAGCTGGTTCAGCGTTTCCCTGATATGGTCGAGCGTCTTAACACTGTTTGATGCGTTGACTACCTATTAAGCCCGGCCAAGTGCCGGGCTTTTTGCATCTGGCTTAAGGTTTTTCGGCGTTGGCCTTCTCAAGCAAGCCGGCGATGCCTTCCAGCAGCACCAGATCAGACTCCTTAAGCTTTCCCTTAGCCGCGGCTCTGGCAAGTTTTTCGATCACAGCAATCGCCCTGGGCGAGGCAGTTTGCTGGAGGGCTTTGTAGGCAGGGGATGTTTGGTCTCGAACTTCGTGGCGAGTGAACTCTCCCTCGATGAGGTTTGAGCCATAACCGCCAGGGTTGACCAGAACGCCTGGTGCCAAGCCAATTTTCTGTTCGAGATTGAGCGCCGCTTTCTCGCCTAGGCCTCGATGCCCGTTGAGGATCTGGGACAGATAGGAAGCGTCCAGATCGTGCTGGTCGGCGAAGTCTTTCTGGCTGAGTGGGCCGATGACACGCCGCAGCGCTTCGACCCGAAGGGTTTTCATATCCATAGACTAATAGTGTCCCTGCGTTAGCAAACAGTAAATTATAAATTGCTATTGTTTATTAAATTAGCAAAGAGTAATCTTGAGGCTCTTAGGAGAATGACCATGACGCTAATCGAACTCATGCGCTCCCTGGACGCCGTTTCGCTGGATGCCCTGGCTAAGCGTTGCGATACCAGCGTGGGCCAACTCAAGCAGGTTGCTTACAACGTACGCCGAGCCAATCCAGCTCTCGCTATCAAGCTTGAGCGCGAGTCGGGGAGGGCGGTGACCTGTGAGGAGCTTAGACCTGATGTCGATTGGGCGTACTTGCGAAATACCGCGACCGAAACGAAGCAATCCGCGGCCTGATTTCGACCTCGGCTAGCCCAGAAACTCAGTCTTTAAACTTGATTAAAAGTCTTCCTGATACGACCAGTTCATTGTGCTCATCAGGCGAAAGCACTGCCACGACAACCACGAAGAGGTTTCCCGAATGGAACAGGTACATCGCGCAATTCATGAGGCAGTGCTGGAAGCGGGGCCGAAGCAGTTGGCTCATCTGATGGGCATGAGCCATACCGCGCTGCTCAATCGCAGCAATCCAAACGACGACTCGCACCGGCTGAACCTGGAGCAGTTTCTACAGATTCTGGTGCACAGCAAGAACCCTGAGCCACTAGAGCTTCTGGCAAGCGCCCTGGGCTATGCACTGGTACCTCAGGTGAAGCAGGAAGGGGTCAGTCTGGTTCAGGCGTTGGTGCACCTGGCAGCTGAGTCAGGTGATGTCTCTCGTGCAGTTCACGACGCCATGACAGATGGTCGTGTAATGCAGATCGAGAAGGCAGGTATCCAGAAAGAAATCGGCCATGTGCGGCAGAGCTTACTGGTGTTGGAGGAGTCGGTGAAGGTGGCCTAAGTGGGCCCACTAAAACCTTAAGTGGACCTGAAATTACTTTCTCTTGAGGCAGCGCTGATGATGTGGCTACCCGAGTGAAACAGCTGGGCAGAGCGGGACTTGCATTATTTCACAAGGGTGGATGATGAGATTCGCCCGGCCCAGAAAGCAACAAACCCGGCGGGAACCGGGCTCATTAATCGTCCTGTGCAACCAGGACAGCACATCTCGAAGAGGTACCTAATCATGGCACACGCAATCCGTAGTGAACAAGTTCGCCCACTGATGACAGTGAGTTTTCCGCTAACTCGTACGCGTGACGACCTGAGTTTCACGTCGCGTGATAAGCAGGGACGCATGATCAACTGGCCTCGTAACAACCCTGGGGTCGCAGCTGATTGGGGAAGGGGGATTGGCTTCTTTGAGTCAGAGATAAGTGCGTTGGCGGCATTTGATGAAACGGAAGCCTTTCACGCAATTGAGTTCGCGATCACCGGCATGGGTGGTCGCTACACAAACCTGGAGATCGGCTTTGCAGAGTCGGTGGCAAGAGCTGCTGTGCTTGGTCTTCGAGCTATGCGATCTGGAGAAGCCCGCTTTGAACCGTCGGTGGAGGAGAACGACCAATGAGCTTACAGACACTCACCTTGAAACGCATATCTGATGAAGCTAGTTCGATGCAATCCGCAGGCTACTTTGTCGACGCTCCTGACCGTCTCTTTCACGACCTAGCAGCAGAGGCTCCTTGCTCTGTCGAGAAGATCCTCAATGGTTACATCGTAGGTGGAATAGCTGAAGGACTTCAGATCGTTGGTACCCAGTTAATGGTTCGGGCAGAAAAGCTTCAGGACCTATTGGGAAAACATACGAGCGAGGAGGAGGCCGTATGAGTATTTTACGGCAGCCTCATCTTGAGCCCTCTACAGCTTGCAAGATCGCCGGCCCTTGGCCTACCTATGCCAGCTTCCGAAGTCTGCCTGAGCGCGATCGTTGGGTGCTTTACGGGAGTGCAAAGGCATACCGGCAGGCTCTGGAAGATCAGGGCTTCGTCATGGCCGAGTCTTATGAGGCGTTCATCAAACGAGTCACTGACGAGATGGAGCTCTGACCTATGGGGATCATTCGGGCGCCTCGTCCTGAGGCGAACTTCTACCTACTCGACAAAGGGATCAGCGAGGACGCCCGGCTTAGCTGGGCGGCCCGCGGGTTGCTGGTATTCCTTCTGGGTAAGCCTGATCACTGGGAAATTTCGGTCGCACATCTTCGTGGGGAGACTGCGCAGTCAACAAAGCCAACTGGACGGGACGGTGTGTATTCCCTGCTGCAGGAGTTGATCAGTGCTGGTTATGTGCGTCGTCAGCAGGATCGCTCTGGCTCTGGAGTGCTTGGCGAAATCAACTATTTGGTCTCTGAAACACCGCTTCCGGATGAACCGCTTCCGGCTTTACCGGAAACGGCTCAGCCGTATACGGCAAATCCGACACTAGTAAGTATTGATATTAAGCAAGGACTGAAAAAACCAGTAAGGACTGAAGAACCTTTGTCCAAAACTGACCTAGCGGAAGGCTTTGACCAGTTTTACAAACTCTACCCTCGTCGACAGAAACGACCGGCTGCTGAACAGGCTTGGAAGAAGCTTGCGCCATCGAGTGAGCAACAGGTCGTGATACTCAAGGCTCTAGCTGAACACTGTAAGCAACCTGAATGGCAGAAGGACGGTGGCCAGTACATACCGTTGCCCGCGTCCTGGCTGAATGCTCGCCGTTGGGAGGATGAGCTCCTTCCAAGCGTAGGTTCAGTTGCTTCCAAAAGTTCGGCCTATCACGGCCTGCCGAACCACACCCAGGGGATGTATCCGGAGGTGCCGAATGGCCAAGCTAACTTCTAATTTTTGTCGGCAGCCTCGTGTTCGTTTCTTTGATATCGAATGCCCGATCCATGGCTCGGTGAACACTTCAGAGACAGAGCAGTTCGATGGTTCTGTGCTTGCTCGAGGGTGTAAACACTGCCACTGGGAGGCCCTGCATACAGCACCAAGGCCCAGTGAGGCGTATACCCAGGCGAGCGGTAGGAAGAAGGCTGAGGACCTCAACAGGCTGCTCGTAGGCGCTGGTATTGCACCACGGTTCCAAGGGTGCACATTCGACAGTTACAGGACTACTGCAGGGGACGTTGGCATGGCCAAGGCCCTCAACGCATGCAAGGACTACGTTGCTCAGTTCTCCGATAACTACGCTGCCGGTCGTTCACTCATCCTTTCGGGCAACGTCGGCAATGGGAAGACTCATCTTGCATGCGCGTTGGTTCAGGCGGTGATCCGTGAGCATGGTGCTCAAGCAGTTATCACTACAGCAGCCGAGATCATTCGTGTCTTCAAGGGAGCTATGGACCGAGACGCTGAGTATTCGGACAGAGATGTTCTGAGCGAGCTCTCAAGCTTTGATCTGCTAGTGATCGATGAAGTCGGTGCCCAGAGTGGTAGCGCATACGAGCTAGGGGTTCTTCATGAAGTGATCGATCGACGCTACCAGCTCGTCCTGCCGACGGTTGTGGTTTCAAATTTGGTCACTGCAGATTTGAGCCGTTATATCGGTGATCGAGCGGTGGACCGTTTGCGCCAGGGCGGTGGGCAAGCTATCGGTTTCACCTGGGCCTCGGCACGAGGTGCTGTATGAGTCGCGAACTGTTCAGCATTGAATCAGAGCATGGGGTGATCGGTGCCATTCTGCTGGAGCCGGAGCTTTTCGAAGAGGTCACTGCAAAGGTGCGGGTGTCTGACTTCCACGAACTTGAAAACGCTGCCCTGTACCAGACCATGATTGACTGTCATGCAGCGGGCATTCCGATTGATGTGGTGACCTTGGGGGACTACCGCCAACGCCTGCCCAGTGGAACGTCGACCCTGGCCTATGCTGGCGAAATCGCTGCTGGTGTGCGAAGTACGGCTAACTGGAAAGCTTATGCCCGTGTCGTTCGTGAACGCGCTGTGTTGCGTCAGGTGGTCGCTGCGGCAGATGTGATCCGTGAGCAGGCCAGTGAAGAGCGCCCAGTGACAGAGATCATTGCTTTGGCTCAGCAGGCTACCGCAGACCTGCGTGACTTGGATGACGGACACCAGGATTACTATCGGGCAAGCGAGATCCTGACGACGGTCGTCGACACTATCGACGCCAAGTTCAACAAGACATCCCCTCGCGGTCTAGGCACTGGCTTGGAGAAGCTCGACGAAATCATCTGCGGACTTCGTCCTGGCAACATGATCGTCATCGGCGGTCTTGCGGGCTCCGGAAAGACGACATTAGGTCTGCAGATTGGCCAACACATCACCTGTCAGCTCGGTGGCGCTGGGCTGGTGTTCTCCATGGAAATGACCAAGGAGGAGCTTGTAACCCGGGGTCTGGCTTCTATTGGTTCAGTGAATCTTACCCGGCTGGATCGAGGTGATCTTGAGGACGACGACTGGCCAAAACTCACCTCTGCCGTGAATAAGCTGAACGGTGCTCGCCTCTACGTGAACGACCAGGCTGGGATGACGATGGCGCGGATTCGCTCTATCGCCAGGCAGTGTCAGCGCCGTGAAGGGCTCGACGTATTGCTGGTGGACTACATCCAGCTGATCACAGCAGAGGGTGGGCAGAACCGCACCCTTGAGGTGGGCAAAATCTCAACAGCGCTGAAGAACTTGGCCAAGGAGCTAATGGTGCCCGTGGTTGTGCTGGCACAGCTCAACCGCGGCTCAACCAATCGGCCGGACAAGCGTCCACGCCCAAGCGATCTGCGCGACTCCGGGCAGATTGAACAGGACGCTGATGTGGTGATCCTTGTGCACTGCGACAAGGAAAGTGAGGAAGGTCAGAACGGCGTTACCGAGTTGATCGTGGGTAAGGTTCGGCACGCCAAGGCAGGGTCCTGCATTGTCCAGCAGCAGGGGCAGTTTGTTCGCTTTGTTGATTTTGAGGGGCGACCACCATCAGACGAAGAGGTCGAGATGAATCGCCGCCCCTTCGCAAGTAAATACAAGGGGACCGTATGAGTAGCCGAGTAGCGGCAATGCTTCCGCGTAAAAGCATGAGCGAGTTGGAGCGCCAGTTCTTGAAGATCGCCGGCGAAGAGTTGGCGAAAGTGAAGGTCGGAGGACCTACAGCTTTGGCGTACCTGCTGGACATGGTCGCGACCTGGCATGGCCTCCGAGCTGAGATCGGTTTCCACGATTTTGGTCAGCGTTGGCTGATTGAGGGGAATGCTAAGAACAAGCCAGCAGACCGGCTTCTTCGTGATCTGTTTGGCCTGAGCGATCCTGCCCCGAGGAAAGCAGCATGAAAAAGCGCACGTATTTCGACAAGCCACTTGGCGATACCGAGTATCTGCTTGAACAGTGGGGGTGGTGGCGGATGGACGGGATGGGAGTTCCTGGATACGTCTCTCAGATGGCCGCGGTAATGAGTCAGAGAAATCCTGTGAAAAGTACGAAGGTGTATGTCATTACCGATGATGTTGCTCTCGTGGTTGACCAGCTTCTTGCGCGGCTAATCAAGCGCGACCAGCAGATGGGGGATTTCGTCTGGCTCTATTTCGGCTCTAAATGGCCAGCCAACCGTATTGGAAGGGAAAACGGCATGTCAGAGCGCAAGGCCTGGGAGCTGATCAAGGCCGGCGTCGGCTGGATTGATGGGGCTTTGGATCAATCGGCAGAGGCTGCGTAAAAGTCCTTTCCGTACGGATAACGGTATGGTTTTATGACACGGTGTTCAGCTTTTCAAGCGCGACACCACAGAGAAAACCCGGCCAATGAGCCGGGTTTTTTTCACTTTCCGAAATACAGGGTTCGGTACTGCTCTTCGGTTATGGTTTTCCAACTTTCCGATTTTGCGAGAATACCTTCCAATCCAATTAGATCAACCCCCAAGCCATACTCGCAAACGTTACCTTGTCCGCTCGGCTTCGGTGCTATGGGGTTGCACAGTATTGGGAAGTTGCGTCCTGTACTCAGAATCTGTTTCAGATGCTGGTTCGCTTTTTTATCAACGAATCCTTCATCCAATGTTTTGCTGATGATTTCCCACGCTAGGTCTGAAGCCCCTACCTCAGTTCCACTCCAAAACACGGCGTGGAGGAACTCATATTGGCTTCTGGGTCCTAGCTGGTTCACCGAACTTTTGTACGGCACTAGCCAGTAGCGTCCCTCTTGGTTTACTTCGCTCATTACATCTTCCTTGTATGTCATGGTGGCTTGCTGCTTTCCATCATCCATTTTTCTTTAGTGAAGTCCAGAGATAGGCATGCCGAATCAGGGAGTCTCGTGTGGATTTACTTCGCCAGCTGCGCGACAAGATCGAGTGAGTTATCGTAGGGCTGTTGTCTTTTGGGCTGATAGAATCATCTCCTTTATGCAAGGGAGGTAAGGGATGGACAGCTTAAGAAAGGAGCGGAACAAGCATTCTAGAGGCGTGCGCTGTTGGACCGTATTCCATGGCATCGTAGTCATTGCTGAAGAGCTGACAGAGTCCGAGGCTGATGCTTTGATAGAGCGCCGGCGTAAAGCTATTGTGGACCTCGGTGTTGTGAGGTAACACAATCCCGCATTGCAAGCTTGTTTGTATAACCCGGCCACCGTGCCGGGTTGTTTATGGAGCGTGATCTTGGAAGTGGTTCAGGTGACTAACGCAGTCTTGGGTTGGGGCGAGATCGTAAAAATCGTTCTCGCGAGCGGTGTTGTGGCTGCCTTCATTGGCTGGGCTAAAGACTTGCTTTTCAAAAGCCGAGAGCGGAAGCAGGAAGCAGTCTTTGCTGCTATTGGCCTGGTCGCAAAACTTGATTTGTACGTACTTCAAAGCCGACGCAACGTTTGGGACTATAAAGATTTCACTGCGCAGCTCACTCCAGAGCGAGACTATCAAGATTGGCCGGCCTGCTCATATCCCGATTTGGATATACCTGATTCGACGCTGAAGCAGCTCAGCCGTCAGCATGCTAGTGATTTTGCGTGGATCGCGACTGACAAGGCCTTGGCAAGCCAACATCTGAGCGCCATTCATGATGCGGCATGGGATCCCACTGAGGTTCATGCACATAAAGCCGATGTGGTCGGGTATTTCGGGTACGAAGCCTATCTGCTGGCTGGGGGCAGCGATGGGGTGTCGACGACGATTTCTCAGATCTCGAGCGCTCGTGGAAAAAAACCAAAAAGGAAATTGCCAAGCAGGCGCGTCCCATCAGCGCATTCGATCTTTGACCCCTGCAGACTTTCAACAGCCCAGCCTTCGCTGGGTTTTTTGTGCCTCAAATTTGCCTGTAGCCAGGACAGCCCTCGGGAAAACCTGGACGTCGATAGCCGGATAGTGCGACGTACGGAAACAACACCGGCAGCCCGTGCACCCTGACCTCACAATGCTGCGGGGTGGCGTGAGACTGGATCAGCGAGATCGATGCATAGGGGTGTCGACGCTGTGATAGCCTTCGGCGGACAGGAGGGGAAAGACCCTCGCGCTATGCGGATGAATGCGCAGGCTGATGCGTAAAGGTAACGGGCTTCGGCCCTGTGGAAATCGGAGCCACACTGTACGGTCGTGCAACTCGACCAACCCGAAAGCAGGAGATCAGCACCTGCCATCCGCACCTATTCAGGGCCTCGGCATTCGCCGGGGCTTTTTCGTTTTGGGCAATGCCCGGGCCAACGCAGGCCTTTTTAATCCCTCAACTCCCTACCGGGAGGATATCGAGATGCCGAACATGCCAGAAAAAGACCCTTCGTTCTGGGTGTTGGTCCTGACCGCCCTGCGCGAAAACGGCCTCGCCATGGGGCTAACGTTTGCGCTCACCTGGTTGCGCATTCAGTACGACGGCAAGGAGACCAAACCAGTACGCCAGTTGATCGAGGCGTCGCTTGGCGCGCTGATCGTCATGGTGGTGGGGCTGACCGTTAAAGAGTTCGGCTTCAGTATCGCCTGGTCGTTTGCCACCGCGGGCTTCATCGGCGTCCTGGGCGTTGAGCAGGCCCGCCAGCTCGGCAGGCGCTGGGCTGAACGGAAAGTGGACGAGGCCGGGTGATGGACTACGTCATCGGTGGCCGCGAGTACTCGGCCAGCTACCAGGACCTGCGCGAGGAACATGCCCGATTCGTCGGGATGACCGACAAGCGCTTCCTGAAGGAGCTGCCCGCGGCGCTGCACTTCGCGGTGTTCGTTTGCTGGTTTAAAGAGCTGCCATCGAGCGTGGTTCTGTCGGATGAGGGGATCGTCCACCAGCTGGTCCACCTGATCCACCTGAAGGGCGAGCCGCTGGTGATGGCCAGGCTTGGCGAGATCCGCGAGTTGTTCAACAGGCAGCTACAGCTTGCAGCGTAAGTCGCGACACGTTGCGCGAATCAATCAAATCGTGTCGCGACACGCGGCAAAGGAGAAAAGCATGAACAATGGTTGCACGAAACCGGTTTGCAAGGGCGATTTTGCGTTGGGTACCGCGTGCGGTCGGTGTGAGCGATGCGTCGCGAAAACGCCGAGCTCTAACGCGGGCACTGTAGTTCGATTGCACCACGCCCTGTCGCTGGGCCCTGAAATCAATACGGCTCTCATTGATCTGGATAACGCGATCGCCAAGGCGGTAGATGCTGCCAAGGCTGCTGGCCTGCCCCAGGGCCTGATCGTCGCCGAGCTGCATGGGCATGCCCATGCACAAACCCACATCATGGTGAGCTGATGAGCGCAGAGGTCCACGACATCGCCGATCAGCGGCCGCATTTGACGGTAACGGCCGATGACGGTGTCCACGTGCTGCCTTGTGAGCTGGTGCGCTCAGTGATCGCCGGCGATAAGCCCTCAGCCATCCTGACTGAGCCAGTAGTGCGCCGGATCATTGAAGAGTGGCTCCAGGGGGTGACTGCATGACCGCAAAGCTCGTTGAGTTCAAGCGCGAGGGCTGGCGCGACGCCGCGAAGACCCTGCGCAAGATTGCAGATGACCTCGATGCCGGTGTGCATCCGGAATGTGCTGTCGGCGCGTTGACCCTCATGGGGCCGAAAGGCGAAGTGACGGTGTTTGGGCTGGGGCCGAAGTGTGATGACCTGCAGTGCTTGGGCGCCATGCGCCTGGGTGAGCAGAAGCTGATCGATGTGCTGCTTGACGGCGACGGGAGCTGATCTCGCCGCCGTCCTGTTAATCAGTGGATTGGTGGGTTCTCAGTCCGCAACAAATGCTCTGCTCCAATAACCTGCATTCGAGCGCGGTTGTACTGTTCATCAAGCTTTATGTATTCGTCCCTTTCTTTTGTGGACAGATCTTTATCCGCCTCACTCAGCGCAAGGTAGCGTTCAGACTCCTCGCGTGTAAGGCCTACAAAGATTTCTCGGCCATGTTCGTCGGCATTCAGGGCGCGGATCTCGTTCAGAAAGGCTCGGTTGCTATCTGTGAGTTTTAACATTTTTTGATCCTTGTTTAAGCGATCTCGATGGGCCTCAGCGTCCGCATGCGAGGAGTAGAACTCTGGAAGATTCTTCTTTTCCAGCGTGTCGTACACGGAGAAGCCTGGCGGTGAGGATGTGGATGTCCTTAGGCCGCCTTTTGCTCCGCCGATTTCAACGGAGATTCGGCGCTTTACCTTGTATCTCGGCTCCATTGCTTCTTCCCTGTGCTTGATTGGTGAATCATTACCAATACCGGCAGCGCGTCACTATTTCAAGTTCAAGGTGATCCATGGATAGGCCATACCCTCCATCTTCACTGGTTGATCTGGCCGAGCTTTCCGACTTTGGAATCCGCCTGACTCCCGCGCCTGAAGTGTGGGAATGGCTGCAAGCCGAGATCCTTGCCGACACCGGCAGCATCCATAACGAAGATCACGCTCACCTACTGGATGCAGACATCCGGGTCATGTGGGCATCGTCGAGCTTCAGTAAGCAGGGTCGCACAGTCCTGGGCCAGGCCGAGCAAGTGGCGTTCCGCGCCGGCGGCTGGCAGAAGGCCCGAATGGAGCAGCAGATGCGTGACTGGTTCGGCGATGTGCCGGCCTTCATCATCACCCTGGCTGCTGACTACTGCGCCGAGTGCAGCGATGAAGAGTTCTGCGCCCTGGTGGAGCACGAGCTTTATCACCTGGCCCACGCCAAGGATAAGTACGGTCAGCCAGCCTTCACCAAGGAAGGCGCACCCAAGATCGAGATGCGTGGCCATGACGTCGAGGAGTTCGTCGGCGTGGTCCGCCGCTACGGTGCGAGCCCTGACGTCCAGGCATTGGTAGATGCCGCCAACAAGCCCGCTGAGGTGGGGAAATTGAACATATCGAGGGCCTGCGGAACCTGTCTGCTCAAGTCGGCCTGATTCTAGACAGGCTCTAGACGGATGAGACCCTATGGCAACCCTGAAAAATGAGGTGAAGAGCTTCATCGTTCAGGCTCTGGCGTGTTTTGACACACCTTCTCAGGTGGTCGACTCCGTCAAGAACGAATTTGGGGGGGGGTTACCCGCCAGCAGGTGGAGACACACGACCCAACCAAGGCCGCGGGTAAGGGGCTCGCCACCAAATGGCAGACCCTGTTCCACGACACCCGTAAGCGCTTCCGTGAGGACACGGCAGAAATCCCGATCGCCAACCGCGCGTTCCGTCTGAGAGCAATGAACCGCTTTGTGGAGCGCGCCGAGGGGATGAAGAACATCGTCTTGGCTATGCAGATCCTGGAGCAGGCCGCGAAGGAAGTCGGCGATGTCTACGTGAATCGCCGCCTCGAGCCGGAGAAACCCCTGGGCTCCCAGGCGGACCAGCAGCACGCAGTTGCTGAGTACACCCTGGAGCCAGATGAAAATGTCCCCGCTACCCCGTACCTATGAGGCCCCAGTAAAGCTGACGCCGAAGCAGGCAAACATCTACGTCTGGGGTTACCAGCGGAATGCACGCTTCCGTGACGCGGTTTGTGGTCGCCGATTCGGCAAGACCTTCCTCGGCAAAGCAGAGATGCGCCGTGCGGCCCGGCTGGCTGCAGAGTGGGGTGTTAGCGTCGAGGACGAGATCTGGTATGCGGCCCCGACCCAGAAACAGGCCCGCCGGGTGTTCTGGCGCCGGCTGAAGCAGGCCATCCCGCGAGAGTGGCGTGAGTGCAAGCCGAATGAGTCGGACATGCTGATCACGCTCAAGAGCGGGCACCTGATCCGCTGTGTAGGTCTGGAGAACTACGACGACCTGCGTGGTTCCGGCCTGTTCTTCGTGCTGGTGGACGAATGGGCGGACTGCAAGTGGGCGGCCTGGGAGGAGGTCCTGCGACCGATGCTGTCGACGTGTGAGTACATCGTTCCGGGCGTAGGTAAGTGCAAGGGTGGCCACGCGCTGCGCATCGGCACCCCAAAGGGCTTCAACCACTGCTTCGACACCTACCGAGATGGCCAGTCCGGCGGCGAGCCTGACCACAAGAGCTGGCTATACACGTCGCTGCAGGGCGGCAACGTCCCGGCTGAGGAGCTGGACGCCGCGCGTCGCAAGATGGACCCCAGGACGTTCCGGCAGGAGTACGAGGCCAGCTTCGAGAACTATGCCGGCGTCGTCTACTACACCTTCAGCCGCAGCGAGAGCCGTACCAGCGACCGCATCAAGCCTGGCGAGGCCCTGCACATAGGAATGGACTTCAACGTCATGAAGATGGCTGCGGTGGTCTACGTCGTTCGCGAGGGGCTTCCGCTGGCCCTGGACGAGTTCCATTCGGTGCGTGACACGCCAGAGATGATCGAGAAGATCAAGGCGCGCTTCCCTGGCCACGGCGTTGCGGTTTATCCGGACGCCAGCGGTCAGAACACCAGCAGCAAGAACGCTAGTGAATCGGACCTGTCCCTTCTGCGGAAAGCCGGATTCACGGTGATCGTGGACAGCCAGAACCCGAGCGTCAAAGACCGGGTGAACTCGGTCAACGCCATGCTCCTGAACACTTACGGCGAGCGCCGGTTGAAGGTCAACATCGACCAGTGCCCGCAGCTGACCCTCTGCCTCGAGCGGCAGACCTATGACAAGCATGGCGATCCCGACAAGGACCCGAAAAAGGGCCACGACCACATGAACGACGCCGCCGGCTACTTCATCGCCAAGCGATTCCCAATCAACGTCGACCTGTCCGCAACCCAACCACTGAGAATGTAACCATGAGCGATAACCCAGGTATCACGCTGCCAGCTGTCGACGCCATGCGCGCCTACTGGGCCGTGATAACTCCGCTCATGGGCGGCACGATGGCTATGCGCTCGGCAGGAAAGACCTTGCTGCCTCAGTACCCTGCGGAGGATGAGGACTCGTACAAAGAGCGGCTTCGCCTTTCCACGCTACTTCCAGCTTATTCGGAGACGGTCGGCAACATGACCTCTCGGGTTTTTGCCGAGCCGCTGCAGGTCGGTGACGATGTGCCTGAGGCCATCCAGGTAATGACCAAGGACATCGACTTCGCCGGCAATGACCTCAACTCTTGGTCGGTGGAGTTCTTCCGGGAAGGCCTGAGTCATGGCCTGTGCCATGCATTCGTTGATCATCCTCCTGCCAAGGGTGTCCGCACCCAGGCAGAGGAGCAGGCAGCCGGTGTGCGGCCCTACGTTGTCCTGGTGAAGCCAGGGCAGGTTCTGGGATGGCGCTCCAAGGGCGGCATGCTCACCATGATCCGCTACATCGAAGTTATCGAGGAGGAGGATGGCGACTTCGGTGCCAAGTGCGTCGAGCAGATCCGCGTGCTGGAGCCAGGTAAATGGCGGACCTACCGTCGCGCCGAGAAGGGTGGAGAATGGGTGCTGCATGCCGGGGGCACCAACAGCCTGGCCAGCGTCCCCTGGGTGACGTTCTACACCGGGCGGACTGGCTTCATGACTGCCAAGCCGCCGCTACTGGAACTGGCCCACCTCAACGTCAAGCACTGGCAGAGCCAAAGCGACCAGGACAATATCCTTCATGTCATCCGCGTTCCGATCCTGGTGCGTATCGGCGTGCAGGCCACGTTCGATAACCAGGGCAAGCCTGTTCCATCCGAATTCAAGGTGGGAACTGGTGCGCTGACTGACCTGCCGAAGGATGGTGATCTTAAGTATGTAGAGCACACGGGGGCCGCGGTAAAGGCTGGCCGTGAAGCTCTGCAGGATCTGCTCGGTGAGATGCACATGGCTGGAGGCAAGCTGCTCACGCCGGAAAAGAGCTCCACCAAGACGGCCACACAGGCAGAGGAAGAGGCGGCGCAAGAGCTTTCCCCGCTGGCTCGAATGGCAAGCCACTTCGGTGACTGCCTGGCCCAGCTGCTCCAGTTCATGGCTGACTATCGCGGCCTTGGCGATGGTGGCGCGGTCGAGATGCGTGGAAACTTCGACGTCGACTATATGCCAGAGGTTTCGCTGCCCACCCTGGTGGCGATGGCCAATGCCGACATGCTGTCCAAAGAGACGCTGTTCGCCGAGATGCAGCGCCGCGGCGTTATCAGTGATGAATATGACTGGGCCAAGGAGCTGGCGAGGATCGAAACTCAGGGTCCTGCCCTCGGTACGCTGTGATGAAGACCGCCAATGAGAAGCTGCTGGACAAACTGATCGGGCACGAGGTTGACCTGTCACACCTGAGCAATGCCCAGGTCGTAGCAATCATCAAGATCCTGAACAGCAAGGACGCCGACCTGCGTGCTGCGTTGATCGAGGCGATCGACAGTCTTGGCACCAACCGGTCTGCGCCTTCGGTGGATGTTGCTCTGTCCGCTGTCCTGCGCCTGAATCAGTCCACTTTCGTGGAGATCCGCCAAGCGCTGGATCAGGCCACGGACGGCTTGATCAGCTACGAGATCGCCTTCCAGCAAGGCGCTCTGCAGGCTGTTATCCCTGCCGTTGTGCAGGAGGCTTTACCGATCGCTGCCGCGCAGTTCAGCCAGGTTAAGGCGCTCGCACAGGCCAGGCCGTTCCAGGGGCGCTTGCTCAGGGAGTGGATGGCCGGCATCAAGGCGAACCGCGCTGCCGCCGTTCGCGATGCCGTCCGCGCCGGCGTTGTTGAGGGGCGCACGACTGCTGAAATCGTCCGCAACATCATGGGTACCCGGGCGGAGAAGTACGCCGACGGCATCCTGCAGAAGTCGCGCCGGGAGATCGAGGCCGTTGTCCGGTCTGCCATTTCGAGCACCGCAGAGGCTGCAAGCGACAAGGCCTATGAGGCGAACAGCGACATCATCAGCCACGTTGAGTGGATGAGCACCTTGGATACGCGCACCTCGACCACCTGCCGCATCAGGGATCGGCTGCCCTATACGCTGGGGACCTACTTACCGATCGGGCACAAGATCCCCTGGTTGGCTGGCCCTGGGCGAATCCACTGGTGCTGCCGTTCGACCAAGCTGCCGATCCTCAAAAGCGCATCGAAACTTGGCTTCAGTGATGGCGCCACGCGGGCCTCCATGGACGGCCAGGTACCGCAGTCAACGACTTACGCCCAATGGCTGGGACGGCAGTCGGCGGCGCGCCAGGACGAGATCCTGGGCCCTGAGCGCGGGAAGCTGCTGCGACAGGACAAGCTCAAGCTGGATGACTTCTACAACGACAAGGGCAAGCTCCTGAAGCTTGACGAGCTAAGGGGGCGTATATAGCCGAAGAATCGGGCTTGTAGTGAATAGAAAGAGAGGCCTAATCTATTCATGGCGATTTTGCCGTACAGCAGGTGATTCACAATGGTTAATGATGTAATTGAAGACGTAAAGAAACAGATGCTGAATAGCATCGGACAAGCAATCGATTCGGGCATGAAGGCGATTGAGTCAAGCCAGTCGAAGTTCAACAAGGCGATCTTTGAGTCGCTAACTATGCAACAGCGTGACACTGCATGCCAAGCCATGGCTGAGCAGGGGATGTCTACAAAACAGATCGAGAAAGTCACTGGTAAAAGCCAGCCGACCGTCAATCGGCATCTGAACGGTAAACACACCATCTGAGCGAGGGCCATGAGCCGATAGCTAGGATTTACCAACTTGAGCCTCGCCATGTGCGGGGCTTTTTTTTGGTTCTTCACGGAATCCCGGGAAACACAGAAACAAGAACGCCGATTTGATTGATGATGTTCGTGCGAGCAAACACATCTAACAAACCGGCGTTCTTATGCGTGATATTAATACTTTCCTTCCCTTTTGGGAGGGCTTTTCTGTCGTCACGATCAAGCCTGATGGTGACGCGCTCCAGATCGATCTGATTCCCCACGCCACCCGATTCCCTTCCTGTGGCGGCTGCCAAAAACTCTGTTCAACCACGCATGAGTACTGCCAGCGAGTCATCCGCGATCTGCCCATTCTTGGCCGAGCAGTGCGCCTCAGCGTTTTGCTTCGGCGTGTCGGCTGTCGGGACTGTGGCAAACGCATGGAGGCCGTCAGTTGGCTGGATCGCTATGCCCGCATGACGCGCCGCCTGGCCGATGCGGTCATTCAGGCCTGCGAGCGCCTTCCCACGCTACACGTGGCCCAACTGTTCGGGTTGCATTGGGACAGCGTTCGCTTGCTGGAACGTCGCGCCTTGCAAGCGGCATTGAGTGTTTTGCCAAAGGCGCAGCCACAGCGCTTGGTCATGGACGAATTTGCCCTGTTCAAAGGTCATCGTTACGCCAGCGTAGTGCTGGACGCCGATACCCGGCGAGTGCTGTGGATTGGCGAAGGCCGCAGCCGGGCGGCAGTCAGACCCTTTTTCGAAGAGCTGGGGTCAGAGGGTTGCGCTCGCATCGAAGCGGTGGCGATGGACATGAACACTGCCTTTGACCTGGAGGTTCGTCAGCACTGCCCAAAAGCGCGCGTGGTCTACGACCTCTTCCATGTGGTGGCCAAGTATGGTCGAGAGGTGATTGATCGAGTCCGCGTCGATGAAGCGAATCGGCTACGTCACGACAAGCCTGCCCGCACGGTCATCAAGCAGGCGCGATGGCTGTTGCTGCGCAATCGGCAGAACCTGAAAACGCCGGAACAACAAGTCCGCCTGGAGGATCTGCTGGCGGCCAACCAAGCGTTGATGACGGTCTATTTGATGAAGGCTGAACTCAAAACGCTTTGGACACCGAGCACCGCCTGGGGCTGGCGATCAGCCTGGCGACAATGGCTGCGCCATGCGCATGAAAGCGACATACCGCCTCTGATCCAGTTTGCCAAACGACTGAAGGGTTACTGGCGGGGCATCGTCAGCCGGGTGCGCTGGCCAATGCATACGGGCCAGTTGGAAGGCATCAACAATCGAATCAAGGTCATCAAGCGGATGGCGTACGGTTACCGGGACAGCGAATTCTTTTTCATGAAGATCAAGAGCGTCTTTCCCGGTAATCCGTGAAGAACCTTTTTTTGCCTGCGGTTCGGACGGACGGGGCGACAAGGAGCCGGATGGCTCATTAACTGGCCGGATGGCCCAGAGAGACGAAATGAAACTGAAGACTGTTGAAGTGGATGGCAAGCAGTACGCTGAGACCCAGGATGGCAAGCCCGTGTATGTCGAGGATGATGGAAAAGAAGTCGCCTTCGACGCCGTGGGGACTCGCAGCACTATCACCCGCCTGAACGCTGAGGCCAAGTCTCATTGCGAGCGCGCTGATGGGCTCGAGAAGGTCGCCAAGGCCTTTGAGGGAATCGAGGACCCCGCTGCAGCCAAGAAAGCCCTGGAAACCGTCGCCAACCTCGACGCAAAGAAGCTGGTGGATGCTGGCGAGATCGAGAAGGTGAAAGGCGAGATCAGCAAGGCCTTCCAAAGTCAGCTGGACGAAGCCAACGGCAAGGCGCAGACCTTCGAGCAGCAGTTGTATGCCGAGAAGATCGGCGGCAGTTTCGCCCGCTCCCAGTTCATCGCCGAGAAGCTGGCGGTTCCGGCCGACATGGTCCAGGCCACCTTCGGCAACAGCTTCAAGATCGAGGAAGGCAAGGTCGTCGCTTATGACGCCCAGGGTCAGAAGATCTTCAGCCGTTCCCGCCCAGGTGAGCTGGCCGACTCCAACGAAGCGCTGGAAACCCTCGTCACTCAATACCCCCATCGCGACCACATCCTGAAGAGTTCCGGCGCCAATGGCGGCGGGGCTCCGCACGGCGGTGGTGGCAACACCCAAACCCACAAGAAGCTCTCCGACTGCAAGACCGACGCCGAACGTGTGGCGTGGGCACAGTCGCGGGCTTGATCGATCACTGAGAGGCCCATATGCCATTCGATCTTCAGGTATTCAACAAACAGACCTATGCCGCCATGACCGAGGTCGTGGACCAGCAGGTCAACGCCTTCAACGAGGCATCCGGTGGCACTCTGGTGCTGACCGCCGGCCAGAACCAGGGCGATTTCTCCATGGAGGCGTCGTTCAAGCAGATCGCCGGCCTGGTGCGTCGCCGCAACGCCTATGGCACCGGTACCGTCGCAGCCAAGCGCCTGGAGCACCTGCTCAATGTGTCGATGAAGGTTGCCGCCGGCACCCCGCCGATTGAATTCGAGAAGCAGCAGTACACCTGGATTCTCCAGAACCCGGAACTGGCCGCAATCAAGATCGGCGAGCAATTGGCTGTGGCCCAGGTGCAGGACCAGCTGAATGCTGGTATCCGGGCCTTGGTTGCCGCTACCTCCGGCAACGCCGCGGTGGTGCACGATGGTTCGGCCGCGGCGCCGACCTTTCGAGTACTGAACAAGGGCTCAGGTAAGTTCGGTGATCGTGCCGGAGCATTGCGGGCCTGGGTGCTGCACTCGACCACGCTGCACTCGCTGTACGACAACGCCCTGACCAACGCCGAGCAACTGTTCAGCTTCGGTACCGTGAACGTCATGCGCGATGCGTTCGGTCGCCTGTTCGTAGTCACCGACTCCGACGCCCTGGTGAATGCCGGTGAAACCCCGACCTATAACACCCTGGGCCTGGTTGAGGGGGCTGGCATTGTGCAGCCGAACGGCGATTTCCATGCGGTGCTGCAGGACACCGTGGGTGGCGAAAATATCAAGACCACCTACCAGGCTGAGTGGACCTACAACGTTGGCCTGAAGGGCTACGCCTGGGATACCGCTGCTGGCGGCAAGTCTCCAACCGACGCGGCCATCGGCACCTCCGCCAACTGGGACAAGGTGGCCACCTCGAACAAGGACACCGCTGGCGTCCTGATCAAGACACTCTAACCCTGATAGGCGCCGGGCTCGCTCGGCGCCGCCGAGGTGATCATGAGCAAGAAAAAGATTCTGTGGTTCGTTCCGGGCGCTACCACCCCGGAACTGAAGGAGTTGGCCAAGTCCAAAGGCCTGACCATCCGAAACCCGCTGGCCTACAGCGAGGGTGCTGGCCTAGAGGAATGCGATGCAGTCACCGGTATGGTGCCGCAAGCCTACGCGGACAACTGCGAGGTGATCGCCGAGCCGGAGGGCTGTTCCTGGCAGTCGGTTTCACTGCGCCAAGATGGCTCGGCCGCGGAAGAGGGCTCCGGCAAGGTCAAGGCGCCGGGTATTGATGACCTGCGCGCAGCATTGACCGCCAAGAACATCACGTTCGACCCCAAAGCCAAGAAGCCCGATCTGCAAAAGCTGCTCGACGAGGTTAACGCCGCCGAAGAGCTGAAAGCCAAGCTGAAGGACGCGCTGACCGAAAAGGGCATTCAGTTCGAACCTGAAGCCAGCTTGGAAGACCTGCAGAAGCTGCTGGATGGTGCCGCGTAATGACCACCTACATCAGCATCGAGCAGGTGGACGCACTGCTGGGTTCGACCTGGGCACCGGACGACAAGAAGCCGCGCGCGGTGCTGATGGCCAACACCTGGCTAACCAATCTCGGCCTGCCAGTTTTCGACCCGGTCCCGGACGATGTTGTCCAGGCGGGGGCGGAGGTGGCCAGGGAGGCGGCCGCCGGCCGGATCTACGGATCGAAGGAAACGGGCGTGACTGAAAAGTCCGTATCCGCCGATGGCGTGTCGAGCAGCAAGTCATTTTCCGAGTCATCCCGCACCATCAGCGCTGGCGAGTCGTTCGCCCTTGCGTTGCTCGCCGGTTATCTCGGCACGGGCCAGGTCAAAGTCGTGAGGTGCTGATATGGGGCTACGTGATGACTTACAGAGGGATCTGGCCGAAGCGTTCGATACGGACCTGGCGGACGCCGTTAAACCGGTAGCGGGTGTCCGGACGACCCAAGGCGAGTACGACCCTGATTCGCCTACGCCTGGCGAGACCATAACCACCTACGCTGGGCGCGGGGTTTTCGGGAAATACCGAAGCGCAGAGATCGACGGGACGCTCATTCAAACAGCAGACGAAAAGCTCACCATCCTGCAGAACGAGCTCTTCATCACGCTGCTGGAGGCTCCCACCGCAACATTGGCCGTCCCTGAAATCGGTGATGTCATTGGCGATAAACGCGCCATGAACGTCAGCCAGGACCCGGCCGGTGCCACTTGGACTGTGCAACTGAGGAAATAGCCATGTCGCGCGGATCGCACATGACTGAGTGCTATGGCGGCAAGAGTGGCAGCTTTGAGCTGCAGCTCGCCGAATTTGCTGCTCAGGCGAAAGAAGCGGTCGATGCAAGCCTACGCGAGATCATCATCGAGCTTGGCGGGTCGTTAATCCGCATGTCTCCGGTTGATACCGGTCGGTTCCGTGGCAACTGGCAGTTCAGCATAGCGGCACCTGCCGGCGGCACGCTTGATGTGATCGACCCCTCCGGAACGGAGACGACGGCGCGCCTTGTTGGCGACTCCATTGAGTTCCGGGCCGGAGCCACGGCCTTCATCGTGAACAACCTGCCGTATGCGGTCCCGCTGGAGTATGGCTACTCCGACCAAGCTCCAGGCGGGATGGTGCGCATTACCCAGGCTCGCTTCCAGCAGATCGTCCTCGAAGCCATCAGGAACAACCAGGTATGAGCCACAACATCATCGCCGCGGCCTTCGAGTCGCGCCTGTTGGCCTGGGCCAAGGCTCGATCCAAGCCGCTGAAAGTGGTGGTCGAGAACGAGACTTACACCCCGGCCGCTGGCGAGACCTACCTGCGTGCTTTCACGCTTCCAGCGGACACGGCCAGCAACACGCTGAGCGGAGACCACCGGCTGTACACCGGCGTGTTCCAGGTCAACATCGTGGCCCCATCCGGGAAGTACCGGACCGAGGCGAGCGGCATTGTCGACGAACTGGCCGCGCTGTTCCCGCTGAACTTGCGTATTCCGCGTGCCGGCCTGGTCGCCCTGGTGATGACTCCAGTAGCGCCAGGCCCAGGCATCCCGGACGGCAGCACCTTCACCATGCCGGCATCGTTCCAGTACCGGGCCGATACCAACTAATTCGCCCGTTGGGCAACCCCGGAACCCGCCATCGAGCGGGTTTTGTCATTTTTGCAAAGAGGAAAAACCATGAGCGTCAGGATTCCCAACGGAACGACTTTCGAAATTGCGGGCACCATGAGCGCCCCGAAGGCATTTACTGCGATCACCAATGCAAAGCCCGCAGTTTTAACCGCCGCCGCGCACGGCCTGGCCAATGGCGACGTGATCGTCATTGAGTCGGCCTGGGCCAAGCTGAATGGTCGCCCGGCACGAGTTATCGATTCCGATGTAGGCGACTTCGCGGCAGAGGGCGTGGACACCACCAGCACCAAGAACTATCCAGCAGGATCGGGGGCGGGCACGGTCCGGTCCGCTTCTGGCTGGACACAGATCTCTCAGGTCACCGAGCCGGCGGCTAACGGTGGGGACCAGCAATTCCTGACCTACGGGTTCCTGGAAGACGATGATGATCGTCAAATGCCCACCACCAAATCCGCTAGCAGCATGACTCTTCCTGTGGCCGACGATCCGGAGAAGGCGTATGTCGCCATCGTTGAGGCGGCGGACGAAGACAAAGAACCGCGCCTGGTCCGAGCCAATCTGCCCGGCGGGGCGACGATCTACTACTACGCCTATGTGTCGATCACCGCGACTCCAACGCTGAGCCGCAACAACATCATGACGCGGACCATCACTTTGTCGTTCGCCTCCCGCCCAACCCGTTACAACGCCTAAGGAGGCCTCATGGCAAAGTTTTCCATCGCGCCGAAGCCTACGTTCACCGTCGACGTCGCTATCCCTCAAGTTGGCGATAAGCCGGCGATGGTTCCATTTACGTTCAAATACCGTGATCGCACGGCTTTGGCCGAGCTGTTCGACTCCTGGAAGGATCGGGCCGAGGCCATTGGTGAGCGCTTCAAGGGCACGGAGCCGACGCTCTCGGAGATTACTGCTGTAGAAGTTGAGCAGGGCGTCGAGCAGGTAAAAGACTTGGTTGTTGGCTGGGGGTTTGGCGACAAGCTCAGCGATGAATCCATCACCGCACTTGTGAAGAGCTGCGTCGGTGTCTCTGACGCAGTTGTGAAAGCTTATAGCGATGCCTTCGGGAAAGCCCGCCTGGGAAACTGACAGCCGCCGCACGTGCCCTGTATGAGTCAGATGCTGATCCTGAGCAAATGGCTCTATTCGGCTTTTCCCCTGAAGACTACGACGAAATTTTCGAGATATGGCCAGACAACTGGCTGTCTTTCCTCGTCATGGATTCGATGTGGACGCAGTGGCGCGTGGGTGTCGGCGGCGCAACTGGTCTCGATTATGGCGTTTTGCCGGGCGTGATGCGGCTTGTCGGAGTGGCTACCAAGGAGTGGCAGCGCGTATTTGAAGATATCCGCGTGATGGAGGCAGAGGCCCTCCAAGTGATGCGAGCATTTACTCAGTAGCAAATGGATTTCTCTTAGCAGGAATTTCGCTAGGGATTCGTGATGTTGGCAAAATGCCAGCTATTCTCTCAGTGAGTAGAACTCAGGAATGAAGAAGGTAGGACGCCATGAAAGGTTTACTGCTGCTATGTCTTGTATTGCTCAGTGCTTGCAACACCAAGAGAATGACTGATCCAGCGATAGTTACAGAAGTTAAAGATGGTTCTTTTTTTACCACTATTGCGACTACGTCGGATCGCAGAATTTTCATCGTTAATAGTTCAACAAAACGTACTTGTGGAGAACCTCCGGCAGGAGTGGCAGAGAATATTAGTGCGTCCTTGAGTAATAGTTTGGCTGTGGCGTTAAAGGATGCCCCGAGCAACCCTCAGGCAAGCAACAAATTTGCAGAAAGCGCGGCAAAAACTGTTGCGAACGTATCTCAGAAAACTCAGGGGGTGATGTTGTACGAGGCGATGGCGTCAGGATTCTGCATGGCGTATGCAAATGATCTGGCTATTACCCCGGCTCAATACATGGATGCAATTGTTAAGGCTGGAAGCATTGCAGCGCCGCTGATAGCGCAAGAAATTCAGCTTACTCGAGGTAACATCGGGCCCGACGAGAAAAAGCTTGCTTCTGTACCAGCATCTGCTTCGTCAACCGCAACTGGAGATGATAAAGGAGGCTCTGCCACCGCCAGTGCGGGAGCTGCCATTGCCACCACGGCACAAGCTGCAGCAATTGGATCGTTGGAAACTCAGAAGGCTACGGGTAGTGCCGATAAAGCGAAGGTAGTGGGCGAGGTCATAAAACAGGTCACTCCTCCTAACGCGACCATTGAACAGAAAGCTGAAATCGTAGGGGTCGCAACTGAAACGGCAGTATCCCAAACAAAGGCAAGTCCCGAAGAGGCAAAAAAAGCAGGAGAGTCGGCTAATCGAGCCTTCATAAGATCTCAATCCCTAGACTCCTCCAACGACGTAGCTAGGCAGGTTACAGAATCGTTGAAAGCGCTAAAAACACTTAATTAGTTAGCCGATTGCAATCTACAAAGCCCGCGAAAGCGGGCTTTTGTTTTTTAGGGGTTTATTTATGAACATCGCCGAACTCGGCGTCAAGATCGACTCGGGCGATGCAATCCAAGCCAAAACCAGCCTGGACGATATGGCAAAGGCCGGCGGCCGGGCCGAACAGTCCGCCGTCAGCCTGATGAACGAAATGCAGGCGTTGGAGAAGTCACTTTCTACCAGCGCCAAGACGACGCAGGACCTCGCAAAGCAGCGTGACGCGCTGGCGAAACTGACCAAGACCGGCGCCTATGGCGAGGCCGAGTTTGCGAAGATCACTGCGCAACTCGACAAGCAGCAGGCCGCGTTGGTCAAGTCCACCCTGGACGAACAGAAGGCTCTCAACAGCCTGCTGGGGGCCATCAACCCGACCATGACGGCGGTGGCCAAGCTCGACAAGCAGATCGAGGACCTGGGCAAGCACCTGGATGCTGGCCGTATCAGCCAGGAGCAGTACAACTCCGCGTTGAGCAAGATCGACAAGGACTACGCCAAGCTCGAGAAGACTGCCTCCGGCTTCGACAAGCTGCGCCTCGGCACCCGCCAGGCTCAGGAAAACGTCGTGCAACTCGGCAACGCGCTTTCGTCCGGTGACTGGGGCAGCGGTGTTCGCGCCGTGGCTCAGTTGGGCGCTGGTGCTGGCGCGTCGGCAGCGGGGCTTCTCGCTATTCTGGCGCCTATCGCACTGGTCACTGCTGCAGTCACTGCTCTCGGATTCAGCTATTACAAGGGCACCAAAGAGCAGGATGAGTACAACGAATCGCTGATTGGGACCGGCAACTATGCCGGGGTGAGCGCTGGGCAGCTTGGCGATATGGCGCGCCAAGTCGGCGCAACCGTCGGCACTACCGGACAGGCTGCTGAAGTGCTGGCGCTGCTGGCTGGTAACGGCAAAATCGCGGGTGAGAGCTTCCTGGGTATCACCCAGGCTGCCGTGTCGATGCAGGAAGCTACCGGCAAGGCGGTCAAGGATACGGTCGCTGAGTTTGCGAAGATCGCTGACGAGCCGGTAAAGGCGTCGGCAGCGCTCAACGAGCAGTACCACTATCTGACTGCCTCGGTTTATTCGCAGATCGCCGCCCTTGAAGAGCAGGGTGATCATGCCGGTGCGGTAAAGCTGGCGACCGAGCAATACGCCGACGCGATCAACGAGCGCACGCCGCGGATCCTCGAAAATCTGAGCTTCTGGGAGAAGGGCTACAACGCAGTAGCACGGGCAGCGGACAACCTGAAGAACCTGGGGCGACCAGATATCGACGCTGATATCGAGCAGGCCCGGCGGAACCTGGAGCAGGCTCAGTCCGGAAATGTTGGAGCGTTCCAGAACCAGAAGGAGATGGTCGAGCTCTACAGCAACCAGCTCAATATGCTGGAGGATCAGAAGGCCGCGGCGGCGGACATTGCCAAGTGGGAAGGTGAGCAGGCTAAAGCCCAGCAGGATGCTGTCACCGCGATGGGTAAGGTCGATGCCCTGACCAAGTCCTCCTGGACGAACGAGCAGAAGCGCGCCGACGCACTGAAGGAGTACAAGCGGCAGCTCGACGATATCCGCAAAGTCAGCCCCAACGATGCACGCCTGAATCAGGCGGTGGTCGACAAGAACATCGCGAATATCAACGACAAGTTCAAGGACTCGAAAACACCCGCAGGCGCCGTTGACCTGACCAGCTTCAACAACTCGAAAAACGCCCTCACCGGCATCCTGTCCGAGTACAAGAACGCCCAGAAGGAACTGGAAGCTGCGCAGAAGGCCGGCCTGGTCTCCCAGGCGGATTACCTGCTCAAGCGTCAGGCCATGATCGGCAACGAACGCGACGAGGTCACCGCGGCTTACGAGGCGGAGATCTCGGCGCTCGAAGCGACCAAGGGAAAGGCCGGCACCTCGGCGGCCCAGCGCATCCAGCTGGACCAGAAGATCGCCGACGCGCGCGCAGCGATGGTCAAGGCGCAAAAGGATGCCGACTCGGAACTCGCTGTACTGGCCTCGAACGAGGAGGGCAGACTCAAGAAGCAGACCCAGGCTGTCAGCACCTATACCGGAGCCCTGCAGCAGCAAGTCGACACTTTGCGCCGGCAGGGGCAGCGTGCGGCCGCGGGCCTTGGGCAGGGTGACCGGCAGCGCGGGCTGACCGACCAGCAAAACGGCATCGACGACCGCATCAACCAGCAGCGTCTGACCTTGGCCGACCAGTATGGCGATGGCTCCCGTGGCATGAGCCTCGACGAGTACAACCAGAAGCTGGCAGTCCTGGACAAGACGCAGCGGGACCTGCAGGAAGCGGCGATCGCCAACTACGACGAGATGACCGCTGCCCAGGGTAGCTGGAGCGCCGGCGCTACATCGGCCTGGCAGAACTACCTGGAGTCGGCTCGCGACATTGCTGGCCAGACGAAAAGCTTGTTCACCAACGCCTTCAGCTCCATGGAGGACTCGGTCGTCAACTTCGCGGTGACCGGAAAGGGCTCGTTTTCCGACTTCACCAAGTCGGTGCTGGTGGATATGGCGCGAATCGCGACCCGCCAGGCCAGCTCTGCGTTGCTGAGCAGTCTTGTCGGTGCCGGAGTGAATTACTTCGCCGGTAGCGGTACTGGGTCAACCTCGCTGGGTAGTACGCAGGCCGGGTACACAAGCGACTACTTCCCTCAGGCCAAGGGTGGCGCCTGGTCGGCTGGTGTGCAGATGTTCGCCGACGGCGGCGCCTTCACGAACTCCATTGTCAGCAAACCCACGGCGTTCGGGATGGCCAACGGCAAGACCGGGGTTATGGGCGAGGCTGGGGAAGAGGCAATCATGCCTTTAGCCAGGACCTCCAGCGGCAAGTTGGGCGTCATGGCCATGGGCGGTGGCGGAGGTGGCAACACCTACAACTTCCCGGTAGCCGTCTCGGTGCAAACATCGGGCGCGGGTGAAGGAACCACCCAGGAGGACACGACGCAGCTGGGCAAAGGCATTCAGCAGGCTGCAAAGGTTGAGGCTGAAACGGCAATCGCCAGAGGGCTGCAGCCAGGTGGTTCGATTTGGCGCGTGATAAATGGGAGGGGTTAATGGCGATTGAAACGTTCACCTGGCCAACGCAGAACGGGGACGCACCCGAGATCACCTATCGGGTGCGAACCGCGCAGTTCGGTGACGGCTATAAGCAAACCGCCGGCGACGGACCGAACAACAAGGAAGACTCCTACCCGGTCACCTACACCGGTTCGAAGGCCCGAGCTCTTGAGATCATGGCCTTCTACGATCGGCACGCCGGCGCGAAGGCTTTCCTCTGGACTACTCCGCTCGGTGAGCTGGGTCTGTTCACCTGCGTCAATCCCGTTCCCACTCCTGTCGGGGGCGGGGTCTTCAAGGTCACGGCCACGTTCAACCGGGCCTTTCATCCATAAGGGGCAATCATGCCGCTGATCAGTGACATCCAGGCTCTTGAGCCTGGCAGTGAAGTGCTGCTCTTCGAACTGGACGGATCGGACTACGGGGCGGATGTGTTGCGCTTCCACGGGCACGCTATCCCACACTCGCCCGAGGAGCTGCTGGCAGCAGGGCCAAACGCCGACCAACTGCCGGCAAAATCCATCTGGTGGCAGGGCAACGAGTACGGCGCCTGGCCCATGCAGATCGACGGCATCGAGGCCAACGGCGACGGCACCGCGGTACGGCCCACACTGTCGGTCGGCAACGTCAATGGTCGCATCACTGCCTTGTGCCTGGCCTTCGACGACCTGCTCGAGTTCAAGCTGACCATGCGGCACACGCTGGGCAGCTACCTGGATGCGCAGAACTTCCCAAGCGGCAACCCAACGGCTGATCCCACCCAGGAAACGATCGAGGTCTGGTACATCGATCAGAAGGCCAACGAAGACGGGGAAACGGTCAGCTGGGAGCTGGCCAGCCCCGGCGACGTGGGTGGTGAGTCCATCGGCCGGCAGGCGACCACGCTTTGCCACTGGTGCCTAACCGGCGGCTACCGCGGGCCGAACTGCGGTTACACCGGCGGCTACGTCGACAAGGACGGATTGCCCACGGACGACCCGGAAAGGGACGAATGCGACGCCACCCTGGGCCGGGGATGCATTCCGCGCTTCGGCGAGGGCAACGAGCTGCCTTTCGGTGGTTTCCCCGCTGTTTCCATCATTGCCCGGAGCTGACCATGCGCAAACACATCCTGAGCGCGATCCAGGCACACGCGGCGGCCGAGTACCCGAAAGAGTGCTGCGGGCTGCTGCTGGCCATTGGGCGCAAGCAGCAGTACTTCCCGTGCCGCAACCTCTCCACGGAGCCAAACGAGGAGTTCCGACTGGATCCGGAGGACTACGCCGCGGCCGAGGACCAGGGCGAGGTGATCGGCATCGTGCATTCGCACCCAGACGCCACCAGCCGGCCGTCGCCGCGCGACCTGGCCATGTGCGAGGCCACGGCGTTGCCCTGGCACATTCTGAGCTGGCCCGAAGGGGATCTGCGCACCATCGCGCCGGCGGGCAACACGCCGTTGCTCAAGCGACCATTCGTTCACGGTGCCTGGGACTGCTGGCAGGTTTGCGCGGACTGGTACAAGCGGGAGTGGGGGCTGGAGTTCGAATCCTTCCAGCGAGCTGATGGCTGGTGGGAAGACCCGGCCGGTCCGAGCCTCTACGAGCAGGCCTATGAGGCGGCAGGATTTATGCGGGTCGACCAGCCGCGCCGCGGCGACATGATTGTCATGGCCGTAGGCCGCACGGCGCACCCGAACCACGCCGGGATCTACCTTGGCGCCGATCCGGAGCTGCCCGAGGAGTCAGCCGAGGTGTTCGGCCCTGGGCCTTTCCTGCTGCACCACCTGTATGGCCGGCCAAGCGAAATCATCGTTTTCGGCGGGCCCTGGCTCGATCGAACGCGCCTGATCCTCAGGCACAAAGATGCACAATCAACCACATGATGCGGCAGGGCCGGGGGAGAAGGATATGAAGCAAATTAAAGATGCTGGAAGTACAAGCGATGCCGTCCAGGAGAATGGGCGGACCGATGTTTCCAAGCAGAACTTGGCGGGCCGCTGGCACGTCGTCATGAAGAAATGCGAGCGCAGCGGCCTGCTTTATGCTGCTGGATTTGGAATGGGGCTGGCAGCTACTCAAGCGCTGTCGGCATAGCGCTTAGGATAGGCGTGCCAAGACATGGTCAATTAATTCCACGTACTGGACTTGATTTCCGTTGCGTATCTGTACGGATTTTAGGTCCTCAAGTTCATTTCTCAGCGCTTCTTTATCTAAAGACTCAAGTTTATTTAGCGATGAAACAACCGCCATCAACATGTTGAGAATTGCGGATGGAATAGTGTTTACCGCTTGCTCAAGCTCGTGAAGGCGTTGGTCTACAGTCTTCATTTGACCTCCAGGTCATAAACGCGCCGAAATTGGCGCAATCCCAGTCCTTGGGCTTGCAGGCAAAGGACTGGGAAGTCCTTCAGTTCATTTTCTCACTGCCTATCTGGCAGCAGGAGGGCTGTATGCAGCCAAGCCAGCGCTACATGCTGACCATTCACGACCTATTCACCATTACCGGTGGCGTTCTCTGCGGTGCTGAAGCCGAGGTCGCAATCTTGGATGATGGGATTGAGATCAACCGCATGAAGTTCTCAGGCAAAGTCGGACCAGGCGGGCCAGGCTATCGCCGGAGCTTCACTGGCAAGCCTGGCTTGACCGCCAAGCTTGTTACTGGCCCATGCCATATCCAGCTTGCCGAGGAAACCCTGCATGCTACTTTGGAGGCGTAGATCCGCCGATAAAGTCGTTCGTGCCGAGTCGGTGAGATCCGTACTCGACGCCGAAGCGTGGGCCGCGGGCCTTGGCTTCGGCCTCCGCTGCATCTTTGGAGGCGTAAATACCAATGAACCTCCAAGGTGATTTCTCGACCACGCCCCAGCCAAGGACTGAGCCAAAGTTGTCAGGGTCAGCAGGAAGATTCTTCGCGAGGCTTCTAATAGACATAGCCGCTCCTTGGCTGGATGAGAGCCAAAAACTACTACCGAATTGACGCGGGGCGCTACTGGGGATTCGTACAGGGAGGAGTGTGCTTCCTTCAGCGCCACCCAAGGCTCCTCCGCCTGCACCTGCTCCCAAGCAGGATTGATCCATCGAAGAAGCCCAGCCCCGCGCTGGGCTTTTTCGTTTCTGGCTAGGGCTTCGGCAGGCTTAGTAACACTCCGACCATGGGTCGATCTCCCCAGCCTCCGGATAGCTTGGCTTTAGTCTGGAACCTCCAGATTCCAGTGACGCCCATGGCGGCGACTTGCTGATGAAAGTCCGCGGCCGCGTCGCGAGGTAGATATCCGACCTTCATGCCCTCGATATAGACAGCGCATGCATTTGGGTCATGAGGGTTCTCGGGCTCGGCGACTATGTCTGCGACGAAGTCATTGTCGGTAGCCATGTGGCGACTGTTTCGTAATTTTCGAAGGGCAGGCTGATAGTGGGATTCTCCGACAACTTCGAAATCGCACGGATGGTTTCCAGTGATCTTGCCAGTAAGCGGCGGAAGGGTAGCTGCCTTGAGGGAGGGCTTTGACTTAGCTGATTTGGCTTTCGATGGGGCCCTTGGTGGGTTTTTCGCCAGTCCTTCCGCCACCGAGAGGCGAGCCACGATGGCTAAGGAGGTCGGCCCTTTGTGAGTCAACGAGGCTCTTCCCGCTTTGACTATAAGCTGGCCTTGGTAGTCGTCCATGATGCCTATCCAGCGCTTGCATATCTCAATCTCGCGATCATATTCGCCTTGCTTTCGCAGCAGTATCGCCGCCCGCTCAAAGCAATAAGGGGCAGCGCTCATACGGTTCCCAGCCATCTGAGCCCAGTAGGCGTTCTCCTGTTCCTGGACGCCCTGGAGCATGATTTTGAGATTGTCCTTGTGGGCTCTCGGATCTGAAATACGCATTCAACGCTCCTTGCTGAAAATGAAAAAGCCCGGGCAGGGCCGGGCTTGGCGTGGAGGTTATCGATCACTCCAGTAGATGAAGGTGATCTGCACCTTGGCTTCTTTGGTTTTGTCTCCATCGAGAATCTTGATCGCGTGACGTGGTGGATTCACGCTAACCGATACCAGGTTCTCCTCAGTGACGCCGAACTCCGAGGCTCGCTCGTTGAACTCTTTGAGAATTTCATCAACGCTCAGACCAATCACTTCATGACTTCGCAGCTTTCGCATGGTTCTTCCTTGGTTTTTCAATCGGGTAGGAGCCCGGCGCTCGGCCGGGCTTTGGCGTGAAGGTGTTGGCACTGGCAATACCCTGACGACCCATCTTTAACATAGGTCGTCACCATTATGGTGATGATTGAATGAGCGGAGTTGATAGAGCGGATTCATTCAATGCCTGCATGGTCATGATGACCATGGTTGATGGGTGCGGTTCATGCTGGCGAGAAAAGCCCGGGCGGGGCTGCTCAGTTATCACGATGATCATGACAACTGAATGGGTGAACTATTCCTTGGGGTCTACAAGCTTAATGTTGGTTCCAAACAAGATGCGTGCAAAGACGTTGTAAAACCCGGCCGTAGCAATATCGCCAGATTCTGTAGCTCGTCTGGCCATTTCTATGAAGTTTTTTTCAGCTTGGTCTGTGATGTACTTTTCAAACGGAATGCCGGCTTCTTCAGCTTCTGCCCTTATCTTTCGGATTTCCTCTCCATCCATCGCTGCCAGCTCATCCAGCATACGTTGCTGGAGTTTGAATGGCGGACCGTTTGTTTCTCGCTCTCCTACGACAACTTGAAGGATTTGATCCGGGCTCAGTTCTGCGACGGTTACACCGAGGGCTGTGGCCAGCTTGAAGAGAATGGTTCTTCTCGGCTTAGCTTGGCCAGATTCGTAGCGAGATATCTGTGACGGGGTAATGCCCACAGCGTCCGCAAGTTGTTGCTGCGTAAGATTTTTTTCACCTCGAAGTGAGATGAGCCGATTGGCAAAATCAGTCGACATGTTAACCCCCTTGTATATCTCTAGAAGCGTACAGCAAACGCACAAAAAGCAAAAATTGTTTGACGAAGTCACAAAAGGCATTAAACTCACAAAACGCAAACAAGGAGGCACTATGAAAGCTCTGAAAATTACTACCGCGGTGCGGATGCTGTACGAAATGCGAGAGAAGCTTGAGATGAGAGCAGCTGAAAACGGCCGCAGCCTCAGCGGCGAAATCGTTTTCCGCTTGAGAAAATCCCTGGAGCAGGAGATGGAGCATGAAAAACAGCAGGCATAAAAAAACCCCAGTCGCGCCAACGACCAGGGCCTTTGAATCCAACGCAGTTAACTATCGGGAAAACAACGTCATGTCGAATATTAGCACAGAGGCTAATAATGTCATCCCTTTCCGCTTCGAGACGAAAGAGGTGCGCACGCTGCTGATCGACGATCAGCCTTGGTTCGTTGCCAAGGACGTGATTGCTTCACTGGAGTATGCAAAGTCCAGCAACCCAGCTCGGCTAGTCGATCATGTGCCGGCGCAATGGAAGGGGGTGAATCCGATTCACACCCTTGGCGGAAGCCAGCAAGTCCTGATGCTTTCCGAGCAGGGCTTGTATTTCTTCATTGGCCGTTCCGATAAGCCAAAGGCCCTGCCGTTTCAGATGTGGCTCGCCGGCGAGGTTCTTCCTGCCATCCGCAAAACTGGCAGTTACACCGACAGCAGTAACAAAATGGCCACCTTGATTGATGATGTGATCGGCGTCAGCGGCACCAACCTGATTAACGGGGTCATCGGTCAAAAGGTTGCAAAGCTTCCTGCCGGTATCCGGCGGCAGGCGAAACATAAGCTTCACGCAGTGCTGCATACACGGTTCAACGTTCCGCGTACCGAGCTGATCCCGGCAGGCAAGCTAGATGTCGCTTGTGAGTACCTGGCGGCCTACGCCCTTGAGGGCGAGTTTCTCCCAAAAGACAGCAGCCAGGGCAATGGCTTGCCTGGTCAGTTTTCTCCGACACAGCGCTTCCTTGTTTTCACGGACCATGCAGGCCATCAGCAAGTGCAGCCCATCTCCCGGGAAGCCTGCGTAATGACCCATCGCGAAATGATCAGCGGAATGATCGCCGGCGACATCATGGTGTCGACGCCAGAGATGTTCGAGTTTCTCGCAGCTGTCACCGAGAACCTTCGGCTTCGCTCGCTGAACCAGGCGCGGAGGGCGGCAGCATGAATGCGCTGATGACTGTTCCGTTTCATGGCACCAACCTTTTCATCGTTGAGCATCACGACGAACCATTCGTACCCATGCGGCCCATCGTCGAAGGTATGGGCATGGCCTGGCAGCCTCAGCACCGAAAGCTGGTAGATCGGTTCGAGACCTGCATCACCCATATGGTTACGCAGCTTCCTGGGGACGACCAAGCAAGGGAGGTGGTATGCCTTCCGCTGAAAAAGCTTCCTGCCTGGATGTATAGCGTCAACCCGAAAAAGGTCGATGAGAGCATTCGGCAGACAATCATCGACTATCAGAACGAGTGCGACGACGCTCTTTGGGCATACTGGAATGATGGGTATGCGGTTAACCATCGAGCGCAGCCGCCGGCGGCGAACGATGAGTCGATACCGATTGAGCGGCGCCTGCCCGTTGCGGCCGATAACTTCGACGCCGCCAAGCGCATCGCCGAGAGCCTGGGGCTCGAAGGCAATCAGGCCATCCTGAGTGCCAACAACATGGTCCGGTCGGCAATCGGCGTGGATGTAATGGAGATGGCCGGGGTCAAGCGGTTGATAAACGAGTCGCAGGAGTTGAACTACACGCCGACGGAGCTTGGCGCGAAGTTCGGCATGAGTGCGGTGAGCATGAATAAGCTGCTTGCCGACTGCGGTCTTCAACATCAGGTGATCTACAAACCCGGCAAGAAACGCTGGGAAGTGACACCTGATGGCAAGTTGTTCGCGGTCATCACCGACACCGGCAAGAAACACAGCGACGGCAAGCCGGTTCAGCAAATCCTCTGGAAAGAGTCGGTGCAGGAGATGCTGGCCAGGCTGGCTGATCAGCTTCGCTCCGGACTTCCCGCGGTGATCGCCGGCGGCGTTACGCGCTAAGTTGTCCACTCAAGCCATCACCCCGTCTATGCGGGGTTATCGGCGTACCAAAACCAAGGAGAGACACAAATGCAACCAGCTGAACTGAGAAATTTGGAGCGTGTTCTTAATGCACACGGGAGTGATGTTTCAACTATCTATTGCGTAATCACGGCGCTAATCCAGCAGTTGAAAGAGACTCAGGGTGAAGAGGTGGTAGAAGCGGCATTTAAGAAGGCTATGGCCAACGCTTCCGGTCCAAGACCAATGAACTCCGCCGCTCCGAGCGGAGGCAATATTCGGCGCTTGTTTGGAAAGACCTAATGGCTTGAATGTTGCCAGTGCCCCTCATCCGTATGTCTGGTGCTACAGTCAGGATTTACGGATGAGGGATTGAAATGCGGATTCTTATTGGGGCGATGATCTTGGCACTTCTGACTGGATGCTCCTCGGTTTCATCGCTTGAGGAGGGGAGGCCGGAGTTATCTGCGTCAACGACGAAAACACCTGAAAAATATGCCAAGTGCTTGATGCCGAAGTGGCAAGAGATCAACGCCTCCACCACATCAACGGAAACCGAAACCGGGTATAGGTTGTTGCTGAACGTGGATTTTGTTGGTGCGGCAGCACTGGCAAATATCGAGCAAGATGGAAGCGGTGCGCGGGTGCGTATTTATAAGTCGAGCGCAATTATGGGAAGCGGAAAGTGGGCAGAAACTGCTCGATCCTGTCTGTAGCGAAACACAACAAAGCCGCCTACGGGCGGTTTTTTATTGCCTGGAGTTTGAGATGGCCGCAACGGCAGCGCATTACAACCCAAGAACAACAATTCAGCTCAGTAGCATCTTGGGAAGAAAGTTTTTCCGGCAGAAGGATTATCTGCTTGAAACCGGCAGCGCCTGGGAAGTGTTCAGGGCATTGAAGGCGACAGTAGATGGATTCACGGAGGAGATTGCTCGCCTTGATCGGCTGGGCATGAGGTTCGCCATTATCCGCAACGGTAAGAACGTCGGTGAGAAGGATTTCGACTTGGGCGGAATCAGAACGCTGAGTTGTGTCCTGATGTTTCATAGGGAGTTTTGTCAATCTTGCGACAGGTACTCAAGGAACACTATCGAGAGTCTGAAATCATTGCGCTCATGCGCGGCGGCCATAGGGAGTAGTTGGGAAAGCAACTTTTATAAAAGTTCAGACAGGCTGAAGTCTTCTTGTCCAATATCAGGCAGCAAACTGTCTTGAAAAAAAACCAACGGCACACTACGATAGCCACCACTGAAAGTTATCTGTTCATCCTTTTCAAGGACGATGTTGTGCCTAAAACAATTCCGCCAATAGGCCCTCTAGCCGCCAGACTTAAAGATTTTTTGGCGCTCAGAAAGTTCCACTGGCATCAAACTTCTCCGACTTGATCGAGGTCGCCGATATTGGAAGGCTGCGGGTTTGCCCTCCCGGACCAACCAACTGGTCAAGGTCAGGGCATGTATCTGGATGAAAATATCAAGTTGGCGGTACTGCCGCAAATGGGCGGTGGAATCCATGTTGATACCGCGGGCGTGAGAATGTGCGGCCTTTCCGATAATGCAATTTCGAGACAACGAGGCGTTCTCAATGTCCTGAGCAATGGTTATCTTCAGGGTTAAGCTGTAAAGCCGTTTAGAGGACGATCCCTGAAACCAACCTCATTCCTGAACCTCGCTTGACCGTGTTGCCTGCCTGTTACGAAAGCATCGAAAACGCGCGCGCCTCCATCGGCCAGACTCGGGGGCCTGCACTTAACGGATCTGCTGCGTTCCTGTCTTTGCGGGCGTGCTGATCTTTGGGGCATGACACAATGCAACGCCCGGCTACCAACGCGTACACGGCATCAGGCGATTACTGATTTATTCCGGTCACATCGAGCCTCTCGGCTCACGGTCTGGACGGTTCGATGTCATACGCGAGCGAACAAAAATCACAAAAAAACCCGTACTTAAATGAGGTTAAGTACGGGTAAATCACCTTTGCATGGGATACTGGCAAGGATGTCTGCTACCCACCCCTGAGAGCAGACATCCTTGCCCCACACTCAGTGTGAGGTCCACCTGCCTACCTTGCCGGTGCGTGATGCATTTTTCTGTAGGGGAATGCTGAACTGCACGACAGGCTTGCGCTAGCGTCATTCTTACAGAGACCAGGGCTGCAGCTGTAGCGCCAGTGGGTGGTCAAGCGAAAGCGAGCATTGCGCACGGCAAACCGCAACAGAGCCGTCGTTGCAAAAACCGAGAACATTTTCAGTATTTGCCTACAGCCAAACCGTCAGCGCGACTATGTAATGCATGGCAATGCTGATCGTCGCGGCACGAGGTAGCACCTCCATCTCGGCGTCAGAGATCCAGAACCAAGCGTTGCGGTGCGCCGCAGGAAACAACAGGAACCTTCCCTCTGTGATCATTGAGCCAAGCCTTCATCCCCGCACAATCGTGGCGAACGCTCTGGAAGAACAAATAAAAGCGTCTGTGGCGGCGGGCAATCGTATCCAACAGATTGAGACCAGCGTCAGCGGAAAAATCTCTACAGCGATGAGTGCGGCCCGTCAGAAGCAACAGCAGAAGGAACGGGCCAAGCTCGCGCCGACCTTGCGAAGACTGGCCAAAAGCGGTCGAGCCATCGAGGCAGCGTCGCATGTTCTGAGAATCAATCTGGCTCGCGCCTACCTGATTGCCAATGAACATGCCATCGAATTTGCTGATTGCGAATCGCAGGAAGAGTCCTTCTCTCCCACCAGCTCATAACGTCATGCATCGGAGCTCGAATATCCGTCGCCGAGCGAGGGGGCGTTTTTTTGGCGCAGTCTCGGATACCGCTTTCGCAAGAAAAGGCAGGGCCTATTGCTCGTCAAAACGCCCCGACATCGGCAGTGTATACGTGCCGCCTCGACAAGCGGCCAAGGGCAACAGACCATTGAGCTCGGATCAACTATGCGCAATGGAATGGCCGAGCCGTTGGCAGCAGGCCTTCAGACAAGGCGGTCGGTACGGATTACCGATCCAGCCAGCTCTCAACCGTCTCGACACCATACTGCTGCTTCCAGGCCTTGAGCAGCCTGTGATTGCCACCTTTGGTCTCCACCACCTCACCTGAGTCAGGATGACGGTAAACTTTGACCGCCCGGCGTTTGCGCGTGCTCGGGATATCAAAGGTCAAGGTCGCTCTATCGGGATCCAGAAGCTTGATGATGTCCCGCAGGCTTTTGCTGTACTCGCCCATCAGCGCTCGCAGACGCTCTTCAAACTCCATTTCGGTGAGCAAGGCCGGGTCATCCGCCAATACCTCAAGCTTTTTTTGCAGTTGCTTAATGGTGTTTTCGGTGGCGCGGTATTCAGTAATGAGGGACAT